CAAGAACGGCGACGGCAGCTCGCCGGTCGGCGGCTGGTCGGATGGGTCGTACGGCGCGGCCTGCGCCCGCTGGGTCCGCGACTGGGGCGTCGTCTACCGGGACCAGGTCGGCGGCCACGATTTGCGGACCTACTCGGCCGACCGGGCGAAGCAGTGGGGCGCGTATGGGAACGGCGGCCAGGGCGACAAGGGCAAGCTCGACCAGATCGCCAAGCGACACCCGGCCAACCATGTCGCCCTCGTCACGACCTGGGCCGAAGCGGCCGCCGCGGTCGAGGCCGGGTTCCCAGTGCCGGTCGCCAGTATGCAGGGGTTCGCGAGCGAGCGGGACGCTCACGGCTACGCGGCGGCCCGCGGCTCGTGGGCCCACCAGATGTGTTTCGTGGCCGTCCGCTACCAGAAGAACGGCAGCCCGTCCGACGCCCTGCTCTGCCTGAACTCGTGGGGGCCGCGATGGATCTCCGGGCCGCGCTGGCCCGACGACATGCCCGAGGGGTCGTTCTGGGTGACGCGGCCGGTCGTCGAGCGGATGCTCGCCCAGAAGGACTCTTTCGCCGTGGGATCGGTCGCCGGCTTCGGCTGGCGCGACCTGCACAACGGCGACTGGCTCGCCCCCCCGCCGCCCGAACTCAAACGCGGCCCGAACGCGTTCGACACGCTCGCCCGTTTCTTCTCCAGGTGACACGATGACCATCGACCGGAAGACGCTCCTCGTTGTGGCCGCCGCGTTCGCGATCGGCTACCTCGCCGCCCAGTCGGTCCCGCTCACGCCGCCGGCCCAGGACCGGCCGGTCCTGCGGTGGGTCGCCAAGATCGCGAAGAACCTCCTCTGGGTGGCGCTCATTGCCGAAAAGCCGCCGGAGCCGACGCCGGCCGACGTGGCGAAGACTCGGCTCCTCGGGGAGGACGGCTACCCGATCGTCGACAACGCGGGAGGCTGGTGATGTTCTCGGAGATCTGGCGGGCGATCATCGCGTTCCTCGTCTGGCTCTCGGCCGACCCGGCCGCGATCGACCTCGAGGCCCCACGCGCCGCGGCGGCGGTGACGGCGGCCCTCGCGAGCATGACGCCCGAAGATCCGCCGGCACCCACGCCGACGCCGGCGGCCTGCGACTGCGGCCAATCGTGCGTCCGCGGGATCTGGAAGCCGGACGGACGAGTCCAGCAGACCTGCCGCTGCCAGTGCCCGCGATGCGTGGCCGAGCGTGCGAAGGCCTGCCCGGACGGCCGCTGCCCGACCCCGCAAAACGTCCTACGGTAGGACAGCACACGTTCACGGGGCCGGCAATCGTTTCTATCGTGCGAACAGTTTCAAGACCCGAACACGAAGGACCGAACACATGCCCTCGCCCAAGCTCGCCCGCCTGCAAGACGAAAGCGTCACGGTGACCCAGGAGATCGAGACCCTCCGGGCCTACGAGCCGACCGACGCCGACGACGCCGCGCGAGTCTCGGCCCGCATGGCCGAGGCGAGCAAGCGGGCCGACGAGATCACCGTCGAGGTCCGCGAGGAGAACGCCCTCGAGGCGCGTCTCGCGAGCCTGAAGGCGATCCGCACGAGCGACAGCGAGCCCCGGGCGGCCGTCGAGGCGAAGGCCCCGGCCATCCACACGGTCCCCCGCGGCCAGCTCCGCGGCTTCGGCAGCCACGAGGCCGCCGACCGCGCCGGCCGATTCCTGCGGGCCCTGGCCCGGAAGGATCGGGCGGAAATGCGGGCGATGGCCGGCACGTCGGCCGCGGCCGGCGAGGAGCTGCTCTCGCCCGAACTCTTCAACGGGTTCATCGACGTCCTTCAGTACTCGTCGGTGGGCATCCAGCTCGCCAGCCTGTACCCGACCAGCTCGAACTCGATCATCGTCCCCAAGATCGGCGAGATCACCGCCGAGTGGTTCGACGAGAACGAGAGCATGACGGGCGACGACGCCACGACCGACAAGGTCGAGATCTCGCTCTACAAGATGGGCCGCCTCATCGAGGTGTCCAACGAGCTGGTCGAGGACGCCGCCTCCGGCGTGGCCCTCGCCCAGACCGTCGCCAACCGGCTCGGCCTCGCGATCGCCAAGAAGGTCGACGAGGTCTGGCTCCAGGGTGACGTCGGCAAGGGCATCGACGGACTCGTCGACGAGATCGACTCGGGCAACGAGGTCGAGGCCGGCACCGATCACGACGGCGTCGACCTGGCGGAGATGGTCGGCCTGATCGACAGCCGGGCCATGAACACGGCCTGGGTCGTGTCGAGCGCCGGCTGGGGCCACATCATGAAGGCCTCGGTGGTGACGCAGTCGACCACGATCGGCGACCGGGTCCTCCCGGTCGTGATGGGGGCTCCGGTCTACCGGTGCCTCGGCCTGCCGGCCGGGACGCTCGCCCTCTACGGCGACTTCTCGATGGCGACGGCCGTGGCCTACAAGGCGAACGGCCTCCAGATCGCGTCGAGCGTCGACGCCGGGTTCGCGAAGGACCAGACGGTCTTCCGCGGCACCCAGCGGGTCGGGATCTCCAACCACGACGCCTCCTTCGTCGCGAAGCTCGTGTCCGCTTCTTGATCCACGGACTACATCGGCCAGCATGGCGGCCGGGGCTGGCAGTGATGCCAACCCCGGCCGCTCTCTTTAGGTGACCCCATGCAGATCGTCCGACTCGTCAAGGCCTACCGCGGCTACCGGGCCGGCGAGACGTTCCAGGCCAGCCCCCGGCTGGCGGCGGAGCTCGAGCGGCTCGGCGTGGCGGTGGCCGAGGCCGCCCGGCCCCTGCTCGACTGCCAGAGGTCCGAGCGGGCCGTAGCCACGAACCAGGCCGTCGAGGCCCGCTAGGACGCCGCCCATGCCCGACATCGTCAAGCAGCGGCTCTCGGGCAGCGTCAGCAGGCTCGTCAACCTACGGTCCACGGACAGCGTGAAGGAGATCGTGATCACGATCGCCGAGGGCGAGACGCTGCCCGATGGGACGCTCGAGGCGGTGGCCGTGTCCGGGGACGACGAGATCGTCCTCGACGTGTCCGAGGAGATCGGCTCGGGCTCGGGCGATCAGGACCAGGTCGTCGTCCAACTCGACCCCTATGACTTCGACGCATACGGCGGCGGGATCAACTGGGCAGTCGAGGTGACGATCACCGACGAGGCCGACGAGTCCGCCGAGACCTGGACGGCCTACGTCCTGTTCTCCGGGACGGTCCTCTTCGTCGAGGACCAGACGCCAGTAATTGAGTCGACCGTGATCCAGGAGGTGGGAAGCTCATGAGGCCCGACACGCTGAAGATCACCGTCCACCCGACCGACGAGCCGGTGACGGTCGAGGAGGCGAAGGCCCAGCTCTCGATCGTGCCGGAGGTTGACGAGTGGGACGAGTTTCTGGCGGCGAAGATCGCGGCTGCCCGCGAGCTCGTCGAGGCCCGCCTGGGCCAGGCTCTGGCCGTCAAGAAGTTCCGGGCCAAGTGGAAGGCCCCGACCTCGACCCGGCTGACCCTGCCCTACCCTCCGCTCCTGGTGGACGAGGAGCATCCGTTCTCGGTGACGGTCGACGGCGACGAGCTGGCCGAGGCCGACTACGAGCTCGAGGAGGACGCCGAGCCGGCCTACGTCGAACTCGAGGACTATCCGGCCGGCGAGGTGGTGGTCGAGTTCTGGGCCGGCCCGGCCGGCAGCTCGGCCACGCCGGCCAGGATCAAGTCCGCGATCCTGATGTACGTCGAGCACCAGTTCACGAACCGCGGCGTGCTGGCGATGGACTCGTCGGCCGAGCTGCCGCAGGCCTTCGAGACGCTGCTCGCCAGCCTGTCCCACGCGGGGGGCTGGTGACATGGCCCTTCCCCCGGGAATCCTCCGCGAGAAGTTCGCCCTCGAGCGGCTGCCCACCGAGGAGGAGGAGCCGCGGAACGAGGTCGGCGAACGCGTAACGACCGACTGGGTCGAGGTGGCCGAGTTCTTCGGGTCCTACGAGCAACAGGCCTACATCGAGCAGGAGCAGCGGGGGAAGGTCGGCGGTGCCGTCCAAGCCCTGGTCCGGACCCACTACCGGACCGACGTCGTCGGCGGGATGCGGCTGCGGTGGCTCACGCGAGGGGACCGGCTGCTCTACGTCTCGAGCGTCCTCGAGCGCGGCCACCGACAGGAGCTCGAGCTCACCGTCGAGGAGCAGGTCGCATGATTTCGCTTTCTTGGAATTCCAACTTCGAGCCGAACTCGCTCGATCTCGACAAGCACATCGGAAAGATGATGCAGGCATACCGCGGCCTGCCGAGGCACATCGCGCGCAAGCATTTAGGGGCGAGTTTCCGTCGCGTCCTAAAGCCTGGCGTCGGGATCCTTCGCCGCAATACGCCGCCGCTCGGAACCCGCCGGGGACGCCGGAAGAAGGGCGAAAAGCCAAAAAGCACTGGCGACCTTCGCAGGGCCGCCACTGTCCGCGTCGGCCAGACCGGGAAGAACAAGGCGTTCGACGCGTTCGTCTACGGCGTCCTGGGTTACAGGGCCGGCCTCCAGTCAAGGAAGGCGATCTGGCTGGAGTTCGGTACGAGCAGGGGGGTCAGGGCGTTTGAGATGATGAAGAACACAGTCGACCAATTCGGCCCGGTCGTTGCTGGAAAGCTCGCGAATGAAATGGCCCTCGCGCTGGAGAAGGCCGTTAAGGAACTGGCGGGCGGCAAAAACCCGGGCTACGGAGGCTGACCATGATCCCCGAATCCTGGCTCTACGAGGCGATCGAGGAGGCCGCCGGCTCCGGCGTCGAGGCCTACCCGGTCAGCTACACCGGGGGCGGCGAGCCGCCCTACGTCGTGTTCCAGCGGGCCTCCACCCAGCCCCAGCTCGTCCTCGAGGACCTCCTGGGCTCGACGCCGGCCGG